ACTCTTTCTTTCTCGAAGAGTAGATGTTAAAGAACTATCTCAGAGCTTCTCAGATATGGAATTAATCTCATTAAGAAAATATGAGAGGGATTTAATCATTCAAGTTTTTGGCGTTCCCCCTGAGATTATGGGGATTGTGGAAAATTCGAATAGGGCGACGATTGATGCAGCGAGCTATATTTATACCGTTAATTGTTTAATCCCTCGGCTGGAAACGATACGGGAATGTTTGCAAATGTATTTAGTTCCCGACTTTGATGAGCGAATCATTGTTGATTATGTTTCTCCTGTAGCTGAGGATAAGGAATATCAATTAAGAGCGGCTCAATCGGCTTCCTGGGCTTTGACAATTAATGAATGGAGAGAAATGATGGGTAAAGAACCTCTTCCCGATGATAAAGGGGATGCTCGACTAACTCCTATGGCTCTCTTAGAAACACGAGGGGAACAGACTACTGAAACATTGAGTTATAAATCAATTAAATCTTCTCTATGGGGAGAGGAAGAGCAAATAAAGAGATGGGATAGTAGCGTAAATCTTTGGCTTAAAAGAGAAAATCAGTGGAAAAGGGAATTAAAGAAATACTTCCAAAAACAGCAAGACGAGGTGATGGATAAACTAAGAAAACAAAAGATAGGAACAGAGGAAGTTTTATTTGATAAAGATGAATATAATAAAATGTTAAACGAGCTGGCAAAACCGTTAATTATTGAAGTAGTTAAAGACGGTGCTCGAGATACGGCTGAACTGATTGGATTTGATTATTCTTTATTTAATGTTTATAATCCTCATCTTCAAAAATGGGTAGGCAATAGATTAGATTTAATAAAGGATATAAACGATGTTACTATTGAAAAGTTAAGGGCTACATTAGATGAGGGAATTAAGGCGGGGGAAGGAATATCGAAATTAGCTAATAGGGTTTCGGAAGTGTTTAGCGAGGCGAAGGGATGGCGAGCCGAGAATATAGCTCGAACCGAAACATTAACTGCCTATCGGCATGGTAATGGAGAAGTTTATGAGCAGGCAGGGATAGAAATGGTTCAGTGGTGGGCGGCCTTAGATGAACGAACATGTGAAGAGTGTTTAAGATTACACGGGCAAGAAATGACAGTTGAGGAATATTTAGATAATGTTGATTCCATCCATCCTTCTTGCCGTTGTAGTGAAATTCCAATTACGAGGTGAAAAAATGGAAATAACTTTCATTCCTGATATTGAATTTTATAAGATGCTTAAAAGTGGGAAAGATGTTAAGAATTTTGGTGTTAGGAAAGGATTTTATATTGAGAAACAGTTGGATGAGGATAGAGTAATAGAGTTTACAATTTCTACCCCGGTGATTGATAGAGAAAATGATATAGTAAACGTTGAAGGATGGAAATTAGATAACTATATGAAAAATCCCGTAGTTTTATGGGCTCATTGTTACGATGAACCTCCTGTTGCTAAATCTTTAGCGGTATGGAAAGAGAATAATATGTTGAAGTCTAAATGCGAGTTTACTCCTCGGGAAATTAATCCGTTCGGTTATATGGTTTATCAATTATATCGGGATGGGTTTCTAAATGCTACCTCAGTTGGTTTTTACCCTCAGGAGTATATAATGAATGAGGAGCGAGGGGGAGTAGACTATGTTACTCAAGAACTGTTAGAATATTCTTGTGTTCCCGTTCCAGCTAACCCCGAAGCTTTAATCTCAGCAAAATCGGCTGGAATTGACTTATTACCTCTTAAGGATTGGGCAGAACGAGTTTTAGATACTTGGGATGATGGTATTTGGATTCCTAAGAAAACTTTGGAAAAAGTGTATAAGATAGTAAACAATAAAACGATTATAGTTAATGAATCTGGAGAAACAGAAGAAGAGGTTAATGAAACAGAAAAACCAGAAGAAAAAATAGTTACCAAACCCGATTTTGACGAAACTGAAAATACGTGGAGATATCGAGTGAGAGACCCGGAATTATTTATCGAGGATAGCTTTAGAACTAAGGAAATAGATACCGGGGTAAGTATCGTAATGGGGAAACTGAAATCGGATGGCGAGGACGGACCAATGACGGTTCAATCGATTATCTTTGATAAGGAAGTTTTTCCTAATGAAAGCGATGCTCAAGCTTGGCTGGATGACCACGAAGATTTAACTAAGGCAGTAATATTTATTGAGGAGAAGGCAGGAAGAGTATTAAGCGAGAAAAACAGGAATTTAATATCTTCCTGTGTTAAAGAAATGAAAGAGGCAATCAGTGCTCTGGAAGAACTACTTCAAATGACTGAGGTAGATGAGATAGACCTTGATACTATTGATTATAAAGAAGAGGATAAACCCGACGAACTCAATTTTGATGCAGAAGATTTAAGGGATGCAATTAAAACAGTAGTATCGAGTGAATTACGTAAACTAATTGGAAAACTTGATTAAGAGGTGAAAATAATGACCAAAGAAGAACTTCAAAGCTTAATAAAAGAGGTTGTAGGCTCTGAATGGGAAAACATAATGGCGAAACAAAATGAGAATAATCAGAAGTGGATGGAACAATTATTTTTACGGAAAGAAGTGAAAAAAGAGAAACCGAACGTAGGAAGATTAATAAGAGCATTGGCGGCAGGAAAGGGCGACCCCGATAAGGCGGCTCATTTTGCTAAGAAACAATGGGGAGATGAGGAAATAGCTAAAGCTCTAACTACTTCTACTGGCGAAACTGGTGGGGGTGGTGGGTTTTTAGTACCCGAGGAATATTCAACCGAGCTGATTGAATATTTAAGACCTCTTTCGGTAATTAGAAGTATGAATCCGGTAATCGTTCCTATGCCGGTAGGAAGCATCTCTATTCCTGCGATGACTGGAGGAGCAACGGCTGAATATATCGGGGAAGGGAGTAACATTAGAGTTTCTCAACCTGCATTCGGACAGATAAAATTAACTTGGAAGAAGCTGGCTACTCTCGTTCCTATTTCTAATGATTTAATTAGATTCTCTTCTCCTCAGGCGGATGCGATTGTAAGAGATGATTTGGTAGCGGCTATGGCTCAGAGAGAGGATGCGGCATTTATTAGAGATGATGGAACTAATGATACTCCTAAGGGGCTACGTTACTGGATTGCGGGTGATAATATTATTCCTGCTAATGGAACTGTTAACTTAGCTAATGTTGCGATTGATTTAGGAAAAGCAATATTAGCTTTAGAGGAGAATAATATTAAATTCTTACGTCCGGGCTGGTTAATCTCTCCGAGAACTAAATATTACTTAACTACTCTTACAGATGACAATGGTAATTATGTATTTAAGGATGAGATGGCGGGCGGAACTTTATTAAACTTTCCATTTGCCGTTACTTCTCAGATACCGAGTAATTTAGGCGATGGAGCAAATGAATCTGAAGTTTACTTTGTGGATTTTGCTGATGCAATAATTGGAGAATCTTCATTAGTAGAGCTGGCGGTTTCCGAGGAGGCAGCTTATTATAATGGTACAAGCGTAGTAGCGGCTTTCTCCCTTGACCAAACTGTTATTCGAGCAATTGCCAGACATGACTTTGCTCTCCGAAGAAGCGTTGCTGGTGCGGTATTGACTGGAGTCAAATGGGGAGCTTAGGAGGTGTAATATGGATTCGAGAGGAATAGGAAACTACATTGAGGTATTAGAAGCTGGTGGAGCTATATTTGCCACTACTGCGGCATCTACTGTTTCAGTAACAGGACAGACGATAGATAGGAGCGATTATTTAAGCGGTACTTTCTTTGCTGGATTTTTTGCAAGTGTCGATGCTCTTTCAACTGTTGAAATTACTGGAGCTCTTAAAGAATTAAAAGATTCTGCTTGGGCTACAGTAGAGGGAGCTCTTATCTCCGAAGCAATATCTCTTGTTACTGGAGCAAACTATGGAGGAGTTGAGCTTAACGTTGATTTATCAGGATGCGAGAAAGAAGTTAGATTAGAAATAGCGGTTGCTCATCCTGCAGTATCTCAACTCGGATATGTTAACATAGTTGCAGTATTAGGCGGAGCTACAGTATTACCGGTGTAATGCGATGTTAATTAAATTTATAAAACGATACTCACCCTATCAATCCGGAGAAATAGCGGGGTTTGAGGATAAAGAGGCTATGAGACTTATTAATCTCGGAGTTGCCGAGCATTATTCTATTCCTCAAACAGAAAGCTTCGAAGCTCCGGTAGATAGGATGGTGAAAAAACCAAAGGTGAAGAAATGATAAAAGTCCTCACTCCAGCTACGAACAGAAAATTAGCCACCTTATCACAGATTAAATTAGAATTAGGAATTGAGGAGAACGATGATGATAACCTGTTAAATTCTTTGATTTTGAGAATGAGCGGGAAAATAGAAGATTATTGTCATCGAACTTTTGCAAAACAAGTTTATGAAGAAACTATCTCGGGAAAAGGCAAAATCCTTTTGCTCACTAACATTCCAATTATTTATGTTACTTCAGTTACTTGTGGTGGCGACCCCATAGTTGATTATGAGATTTATAATGATGAGGCGGGCGAGCTTTATC